TCATGCCGCCGTTCCCAGATCAGCCATCATTTCGCGCGCCAGCCCGGTCAGCCCGTCCGTACGCAGGCGAACATTCAGCCCATCGGTGCCGATGTCGATCCGCTCGACTAACAGTGTCGTGATGCGCGCCTGCTCGGCCGGGAAGAGTTCATCCCACAGCGGATCGAGGCGGATCAGCGCGTCACGGGCGTCGGCCTCAGTGATCTCGCCGTCCTGTGCGCGGGCCGCTTTCCACGTGCCCGCGACGATCTCCGGCTGCCGGAACACGGCGCGTATCTGGTTGATGACGGCGGCTTCGATCTCTCCCGCCGGGACGCGGCCAACGGGGCATGACCCAGCGCCATGATTCAACACCGTCTGGCTGACATAGTAGCGGTACAGCTTGCCACCCTTGCGGGTGTGGCTCGGCGAGAACGCCGCGCCGTCGGGGCCGTAGAGCAGCCCTTTCAGCAATGCTGGCGTATCGGCACGGGTGCGCGCGGCGCGCTTGCGTGGGCTTTCGGTCAAGATGGCATGAACCTTGTCCCAGACCTCGCGGTCGATGATGGCATCATGCTCGCCGGGATAGCTGGTACCTTTGTGAACAGCCTCGCCGATATAGACGCGGTTGTTCAGCATGCGGTAGATGAACTTCTTGTCGACGCGGTGGCCACGAGCGGTGGTGACGCCGCGCGCGGCCAGATCCCGCGCCAGTTCGGTGCCGGAGCCGATCTCGATGAAACGGTCAAAGACCCAGCGAACATGCGCGGCGTCGCCGGGATTTGCCGGATCGCGACGTGCGATCACGACCAGCGCGTCAATCATCTGGCTGCGCACGAAAACGTCGGCTCCCGCATCCTCGACGACCTCGAGGATCGGCGTCAGATCGCCGTCGAACACCCCGGCGATGACCCGGGCCGTGCCTTCCGTCATGGCGTCGCCGAGCAGCGCCTCGAGAAACGCAGGCTCGCGCCGCAGCAACCCGGCGAGCGGTCTGTAGGCTGCGGTGTCGCGCCACTCGCCGAGCAGGAAATAGGCGAACAGGAAGACCGACAGGTCATCCTCCGCCACGGTGTCCGGCCCGGAGCGCCGGAGGCGGTGGATCAGGTCGAGAAACACCGGGATCATCTCTTCCCGATGCGCACCCGCCGCAACCATGGCGTCGCGCGGAAACCCTTCAGGGATGGCGAGTGCGCTGAATATCTCTTCGGGGGTCACGGTCGACTCTCCATCCTTGCGTCATGGTCGGGACATATCCCAGCCAGCGAACCCGCGCCACAGGCGCATTGATCGACAGGAGCCGTCCATGGCCACGGCCGCAGAACTCCGTGTCCGCCGCGAGGCGCTGGCCGCACAGCGGTCCTCGGGCGTCGCCCGGGTCAGCTATGACGGCAAGTCGGTGGAGTATCGCAGCCTGGCCGAGATCGACCGGGCCATCGAGCAGCTCGATCGCGACATCGCCGCCGCCGAGGGCCGCCGGGTGATCCGGCACCTGCGCGTGACGACGCGCAAGGGGCTCTGATCGATGGGCCTGTTCGATGCCTTTCGCCGCCGGGGAACCGGCGGCCCCGCAATCGTGCGCGCCCGGCTGGAAGGGGCCATGTCTCGCCGCCGCCTGCGGGGCTGGAACCCGCCCTTGGAAAACATCAACTCATTGGTCGCCTCGGGCGGTCCGCGTCTGCTGGCGCGCTCGCGCGAGCTTGTGGTCACCAACGGCTATGCGGCGAATGCCTGCGAGGCGTTTGCCGCCAACCTGGTGGGTGACGGCATCAAGCCCTCGTCGCTGATCGAAGATCCGGCTATGCGCGAGCGGGTGCAGCGGCTGTGGCTCGCCTGGACCGATGAAGCTGATGCCGATGGGCTGACCGATTTCTACGGTCTGCAGGCGATGGTGGCGCGCGAGATGTTCGTCGCGGGCGAATGCTTCGTCCGGTTGCGACCGCGCCGAGCGGAGGACGGTCTGCTGGTGCCGATCCAGCTGCAACTGCTGCAGTCCGAGATGCTGCCGTTCGAGAAGACCGAAATCGCCGCCAACGGCAATCGCATCCGCTGCGGCATCGAGTTTGATCGGCTGGGCCGCCGCGTGGCCTATCACTTCCGCCGCCGCCATCCCGGCGACAGTACCGATCAGGGCATGGCCACGCCGGAAACCGTGCGCATCCCGGCGGGGGATGTGCTGCATGTCTACCGACCCATCGATGCCGGCCAGATCAGGGGATTGCCGCATGTGGCACCGGCCATGGTGCGGCTGTTCCTGCTCGATCAGTACGACGACGCCGAACTGGACCGGAAGAAGACCGCGGCGATGTTTGCAGGGTTCATCACCAAGACCGCGCCGGAAGAACAGCTGATGGGCGAGATCGAGGCCGCCGAGGATGGCACCGGGATTGCCAGTCTGGAGCCCGGCACAATGCAGGTGCTGCTGCCGGGCGAGGATGTGAAGTTCTCGACCCCGGCCGATGTCGGTGGCGGCTACGAGGCGTTCCAGTACCGCACATTGCTGTCGATCGCGGCCTCGGTCGGGCTGCCCTATCACCTTGTGACCGGCGATGTGCGGCAGGCTAACTATTCGTCCTTGCGCGCCGAGCTGGTGGAGTTCCGCCGCCGCATCGGCCAGCTGCAGCACGGGGTGCTGGTGCATCAGTTCTGCCGTCCGGTCTGGCGACGCTGGCTGGAAACGGCGGTGCTGTCCGGTGCGCTGGATCTGGAAGACCTCGAATCTGCTCTGCCGGTGCAGTGGATCCCACCGCGCTGGGATTGGGTCGATCCGCTGAAAGACATCCAGGCGCAGTTGCTCGCCATCGAGGCCGGGCTGCTGTCGCGCCGCAAGGCGGTCGAGGCCACCGGCTATGACATCGAGGAAATCGATCGCGAAAACGCCGCCGACCGTGACCGGGCCGCGGGGCTCGGTCTCAGCTATCGCGCCAGCCCGGGCGAGACGCAGGGCGCCCGCGCCACCCCGGTGAAGCGCCCGGACGGCGAAGACGGCGCCGACGACCCAACTGAACAGGAGTGAACCCATGCAGAGCTGGTACACGATCCGCGCCCGCGCCGAGGCCGCGGAATTGTCGATCCATGACGAGATCGGCGCCTATGGCGTCAGCGCCAGACAGGTCATCGCGGAGCTTGGTACGCTGGCGCCCGGCACCGCACTGGAACTGCGCATCAACAGCCCGGGCGGATCGGTGTTTGACGCGGTGGCGATCTACAATGCCCTGAAACGGCATGACGGTCAGGTCACCGTGACGATCGACGGCATTGCCGCCTCCGCCGCCTCCTACATTGCCATGGCGGGCGACGAGATCGTCATGCCGGAGAACACCTTCCTGATGATCCACGATCCATCAGGACTTGTGATGGGCACGGCCGCCGACATGCGGGTCATGGCGGAAACCCTCGACAAGATCGCCGGAAGCCTGATCCGCGGCTATGCCGCCAAATCCGGCCAGCCCGATGCAGACATTGCCACCCTCATGGCGGCGGAAACCTGGTTCGATGCCGCCGAGGCGGTAGCAGCGGGTCTTGCCGACCGGATCGCCGCGCCGGTGCGGATTGCCGCAAGGTTCGACATCGCCGGCTTCCGCAACGCGCCGCCGGCGCTGGTCGAGGTTGCGGCAGACGCGCGGGACGCAGCTGCGGCCGAGGCAGAAGATGGCGAAACCATCGCAAGTATCGCGACCGAGGCGTCTGAAGAGGAACCCGCCGCCGGTGAAGCGAGCCTTGAGACCGCGACCGACAGTGACCTGGACCCCTCTGGCTCAGATGCCGGCGAACTCCCGTCAGCGGCTCCCGATCCTGCATCCGACCCGGGCGCGGAAACTCTTGGAGCTTGCGAGACTTTTGGCGCCGACACCGGACCGCCTGCAGAGTCCGATCCGCCTCACGATGACGTCGGCACAGTTGCCGCCGTCAACAGTGCTGACTTTGCCGCCAGCATTCGCGCCGAAGCAATCACCCAAGCCCGCGCTGTCATCGATCTCTGCCGTCTGGCCGGTCAGCCGCAGATGGCGGGCCAGTTCCTCGAGCGCGACATCAGCCTCGACGATGTGCGCGCCGCTCTGCTGGCCACCCGCGCCGAAGCCGAACCCGAAATCTCCGCAGCCCATCCGCAACCGGGCCCGGGCTCTGCGGCCCGTCCCTGGGGCGACGTCATCGCCCGCACTTTCAGGATCAAAGGATAATCCTCCATGACCACGCTCAACGAATCTACCCATCCCGGCGGCTTCCTCGTCTGGGAAGCCTTCCGCGACTACACCCGCGAAGTCGTCACCATTGCCGCCGGCGTGATTGAGCCCGGCACCGTGCTGGGCAAGATCATGGCGTCGGGCAAATATGCCGCCCATGATCCCGCGGCCACCGACGGCACCGAGACCGCCGTCGCCGTGCTCTGGGGCAAGGCCGACGCCACCGGCGGCGACGTGCCCGGTGTGGCGCTGATCCGCGGCCCGGCCATCGTCAATCGCCACGACCTGGTCTTCACCGGCACGCCCAGCGAGGGCGAAATCACCGCCGCCCATGCCGCGCTGCTGGCCGCCGGCATTCTCGTCCGCTGATCAACCACTTCTGAAAGGAGGCTTGCAAATGGCCACCATGGACATCTTCGAAGGCGATGCCTTCTCGATCATCGAACTGACCCGTGCGCTCGAAAACATCCCCTACAAGCCCGCCACCCTGTCGGGATCGGGCCTTTACGGCGCCCGCGGCGTACGTTCGCGTACCGTCGTCATCGAGTCCCGCGACGGCACCCTGTCGCTGATCCCGTTCTCGGAACGCGGCTCGGCTTATGAGCAGCAGATCCCCGAGCGCCGCGACATGCGCGCCTTCGTTTGTCGCCATTTCAAGAAGCAGGACGTGATCTGGGCCTCGGAAATCCAGCAGGTCCGGGATCACGGATCCGAGTCCGCCACCCAGCAGGTGCAGGCCGAAGTCGCCCGCAAGCTCGGCCGGTTGCGCAACGATGCCGAAACCACCTTCGAGTATCACCTGTTCAACGCCATCCAGGGACTGGTCAAGGACCCGCGCGATGGTGCCACGGTTGTGAACTACTTCACCGAGTTCGGCATCACCCCGGCGGTGGAGGTCGACTTTGATCTCGACAACGCGACGCCCGCCTCGGGGGCTCTGCGCAAACGCTGCCAGGCGCTGATCGAAGGCGTCGAGGACACCATGGGCGGCCTTGCCACCGGTGCCATCGCACTGCGCGCCGAATGCGGCTCGGCCTTCTTCGCCGATCTGGTGGCCCACAAGGAGGTGCGCGAGACCTACCTCAACACCGCCGCGGCCGCCGATCTGCGCTCGCGCGTCGCCGACGAGGTCAGCTTCGGCGGCATCACCTTCCGCCGCTACCGGGGCGGTGCAGGCTTCGGCGTCGCCACCGACAAGGCGGTGTTCTATCCCGAAGCGGTCGACGGGCTGTTCGAGATCTACCACGCCCCGGCCGACACCTTCGAGACGGTCAACACGCTGGGTCAGCCGCTCTATGCACGGATGATCCCGGATCGCGACCGCGACGAATGGATCCGCCTCGAGATCGAAAGCAACCCGCTGCCGATCTGCACCCGCCCGCAGGTGCTGCGCAGCGCGCGGCGGACCTGATGACCGCCTTCGCCACGGCGATGCAGGTGCTGTTCGCCGACCAGAACATCGGGCGGGATGTCATCTACATCGCCGAAGGCGGCGCACCCACGCTCGTCCGTGCCATCCTGCGGCGACCGGACGATGTGACCGGCTTTGGCGAGGCGCGGCTCTGGTCGGAAACCACCCGGCTGGACCTGCGTGTCGCCGAAGTCCCAGACCCGCGCCCCGGTGACCGGATCGAGATCGACGGAGAGGCGTTCCTGATCCAGGGTGAACCGATCCGCGATCGCGAGCGGCTGGTCTGGACCGTGGACCTGCGACCGACGTAGCGGCGATGAAGCTCAAGCTCGACATCAATCCCGATATCGTGGCGATGATGGCTGCGGAGGTTGCGGCCGGGGAACGGGCCGTGACCGCTGCCATGCGCGAGGCCGGAACTGGGCTCAAGACGGCCTGGCGCGCACAGATCACCGGCGCCGGGCTCGGGCAGCGACTGGCCAACTCGATCCGGCTCGCCAGCTTTCCGAAATCCGGCGAAAGCCTGAATGCCGCAGCGCTGGTCTGGTCCAAGGCGCCGGTGATCATCCACGCCCACGATACCGGGCCGCTGATCCGCGCGAAACACGGGTTCTGGCTGGCAATCCCGACGGCTGCGGCGGGCAAGTCCCTGCGTGGCGGTCGGATCACCCCGGGAGAATGGGAACGCCGGACCGGTCTGCGCCTGCGCTTCATCTATCGCCGCAGGGGCCCGAGTCTGCTCGTGGCCGAGGGGCGGTTGAACACGAAGGGTCGCGCCGTGGCATCACGGTCGAAGTCCGGCCGTGGCCTCGTGACCGCGCCGATCTTCCTGCTGGTGCCGCAAGTCAAGCTGCCGAAGCGGCTGGACCTCGCGCGGGATGTCGAGCGGACGGTAAACGCTGTGCCGGGGCTGATCGTGACGAACTGGGTGGATCGTTGA